TATGAGCGCCTGAAGGCGAAGTATGAAGCTTCGTGAATGGTTCGCCTATCTCAAGCCGGGGCCGGTCAGGGGACATATCCTGGTTTGCCAGTTCTGCGACCAGTGGTTCTTTTGCGGGCGCAAGGACAGGAAGTACTGTTCCGATGCCTGTCGGATGAAAGTTTACCGGAGGCGTCGTGTATCTGACGTATCCTGAGGCGGTTTACATCATGCGGGCGGGTGAGTTCGTCAAGGTCGGCATTACCAAGGGCCTTACCAAGCGGAGGTATGCACTTCAGAACGGCTGTCCGCTGGATATAGAGTTCGTCGGCGCGACAATCGTTGGCGAGGGCGGCTTTCCCGCGCGAGACGTGGAAAGGGCGTCAAAGCGGTCATAACACAGGCGTTAGCGCCATGAATGAGACAGACACGTGACAACTCCCCCCAAACCCGCATATGCTGGACCGCATGGCGGAATGTCACCCGCCGAAAATGTAACGACAGCAAACTTTTAGGTTATGAACCATGGGGTTTAGCAGAAACCCGAAGGGCGGCAAGCCCGACAAGCTGATGCGCGATGCCCTGCACATCGCCTTGAAACGCGAGGCGGACGCCGCGGACGGCACCAGAACCAAGCGACTGCAGATGGTCGCGGAAAAGCTGGTCGACAAGGCGATCAACGGGGATGTTGCCGCTATCAAGGAGATCTTCGACCGCATGGATGGCAAGGCGGTCCAGCCCATCGCCGGCGACGAGGACAACCCCTTGCAGGTGATCCAGCGTGTTATCACAGACGCTGCAAATTCCAACCGCTAGGGTGTTCGAGCCTCTACTCGAGCCTTACTGGGGCGCCGGCACCAAGGGACGATACAAGGGCGCGTACGGCGGTCGTGGTTCCGGCAAGTCGCATTTCTTCGCCGATATGGCGGTCGAGCGCTGCATGCTCTACCCGGGGACTCGCATCGTCTGTGTCCGCGAGGTGCAGAAAAGCCTCAAGGAGTCGGTCAAGCGCCTGGTCGAGGACAAGATCGATGATATGGGCGTAAGCCGGCAGTTCGGCATCCTGCACGACAGCATCAAGGCGCCGGGCAACGGCATCATCCTGTTCCAGGGTATGCAGGACCACACGGCGGAGAGCATAAAGTCACTGGAGGGTTTCGACATCGGCTATGTCGAGGAGGCCCAGACCATGACGGCGCGCTCGCTGGAAATGTTGCGGCCCACCATCCGCCGCGACCCGGCGGGCGGGCGCCCCGGCTCGGAACTCTGGTTCAGCTGGAACCCGCGCCACACCTCCGACCCGGTCGACGAGCTATTGCGCGGCCCCGAGCCGCCGCCCTCCGCCGTCGTGGTGCGGGCGAACTACATGGACAACCCGTTCTTCCCCCTGGTTATGGAGGAGGAGCGGGCCTATGACGAAGGGCACAAACCCGAGCGTTACGCCCACATCTGGCTCGGCGAGTATGAGCCCATGGCGGTCGGCGCCATCTTCAACCGCGGTAATATCCAGCGCAACCGCCGCCCGCCCGATCCCGACCGGCTGCCCGACATGGAGCGCATCCTCGTCGCCATAGACCCCGCCGTTACGGCTGACGGCGACCAGCACGGTATCGTCGTCGTGGCCAAGGGCGCCGACAACCGCGGCTATGTCCTGGCTGACGGCTCGACCGCCGGCAGTCCCGGCAAGTGGGCGCGCACGGCGCTGGCGCTTTACGACGAGTTCGAGGCCGACGCCATTGTCGCCGAGGTCAACCAAGGCGGCGACCTGGTGAAGGAGAATATCCGCGCCCACCGCCAGGACGTCGCCGTCATCGAGGTCAGGGCGAGTCGGGGCAAGCACAAACGGGCCGAGCCGATCGCCGCGCTCTACGAGCAGGACCGAATTTCGCATGTCGGGTCATTTCCCGAACTCGAGCACCAGCTCTGCCTCATCACTCATCACGGTTACGAGGGCGAGGACAGCCCCGACCGGGCCGATGCCATGGTTTGGGGCTTCACCGAGCTGTTCCCCCGCATGGTGCGCCGCACCCCGACGAAGAACCGCCCGAGCCGCGCCAACCGGGACGGCTACAACCCGCTGCGCGGCCTGCGATAGGAGGAAACCATGCGAGGTATCCGCCGCACCGCGCCACGCACCGACGAACTCATCCACCCGACCGAGGAGGAAGCCGCCAACGGCTGGACGGCGGAGACCCTGACGGAGTATCTTAGGGACCGGACCAGGGTGCAGGACGGCATCATCAACTACGACCCGCAGTTCCGCGCCAAGCCCCGGCAGACCAAGACGCCGCGCTACAACCCGTTGAGGATAAGGCTGCGATGACCGACAATTCCATCCAATGCCTCGCCATTACACAGTCTCGTCTCCTCGACATCGTCCATGATGTGAGTTTCTACGGGTCAGAAGAATTCCTTGACGACCTCGAAATTCGCGGGAGTAGGCCACCGATGTTGGGCAAACTGGTTCAGTGGGAAGGCGTCCGGTTCATTTCACCGAGAAAACGAAAGACACGGGAGTTTTTCCTTTCATGACCGAAAACCGCATCGGCGACTACAACTTCGTATCCTGGTGGCTGCGCGGCACCGAGGATGAGGCTGAACTCGCCGCCGTCAGAACCCGGATGATGGCTTATCGCGACGACGTGGCCTTGTTTCATCGTCTCATCTTCGCCGACCCGGAATGGACCGAGCGCTATCCGAACTCGAACCCGTCGGACGGCTACCCCGCCGTTGGCCTGCCACCCGCGCATATCCAGGGGCCGAACGTCCGCGCCCTCATCGCCCGCTCCCGTATCACGGCCCACATGCCGCGTATCGAGCGCGTTACCTTCACCGGCACGCTGACCCGCGAGCAGCTGGCCCACGGCCGCGCCATGGTGCGCCGCGCCGCCAGGGCCAACGGCATCGACAACTGGGACGACGCCAGCGTCGATATGTACATCGACGAGCTGCCGCCCCAGATGGCGGCGAAGATCTGCGGCATGAAGCAGTGGCTGGGCAAGCCGCTGGTGTGAGGGCGCTGGTGGTCTTCCGCCCCGACGGCGACGACCATCCGCTGGCCCGCTACATGCGGCTCAAGCATGTGTTCCTGGCGTATGACGACGGCCGCGCCTGGATCCGCGTCGATGCCGAATCCGGCGTTCCCGTCGTCTCCTATCTCACGGCGTCCGACGGCTTCGACCTCGAGACGTTCTACCGGTCGAAAGGCTACAAGGTGCTGACCGGCCTCCTGCCCGACGGCCGCGCGCCCGCGCCGTGGCTCGTGCTCGGAAACTGCGTCGGCATGGTGAAGGCTTTCCTTGGCATACGGTCTTGGGCTATAACACCGTATGGACTGTACCGACACCTGCTAGGAACCGGCCAATGGACCTGACGCGCTGCCGCCTGCCCGGCTTCTCTCTCGGCCGCCGTTCAAGCGTGACCCCGGCCAACCAGGCGCTGCCGCAGACCGAGGACCCGTCCATCGCCGAAGCGAAGAAGCGCGAGGCGAAGAAGGCGAACCGGCGCAAGGCCCTGCTCACGGCCGAGGCGGGCGGCTCGGGTCTTGGCGGCGACATCGGCCTCGGAACGCCGGGCGGCGGCTTCGGCGGCGACGTGGTTTCGATCTAGGAGGGTCACATGCGCTTCATCACCCATTCGCGGCTTCCCGGTTTCGGCGGCTCATCGCCGTCCGCGCCCGCGCCCCTGCAGCCGCTGCCGACACGCGAGGATCCGTCCATCGCCGAGGCTCGGGAAAAGCTCCGGCTCAGCGAGAAGCAGCGCAAGGGCCGGCGCGCCAGCATCCTGACCGGGGGCAGCGGCGTCCAGGACGAGGGCCTCGGCTCGCTTTCGCGTCCCGCCGCCGGCAACGGCCGGCAATCTCAACTGCTTGGAGGCTGATCATGGCTTACGTTCAGTTCACTGTTTTCGACGGGGCCAGCACGACGGCCGACGGCGACCCGATCCAGGAGGGCATCATCACCATCGACGTGACCTCGACCCAAGGCGCGGTGCTGACGCCGGACAACAAGAAGCGCCGCCGCGTCCGGGTCAAGGCGGTGGGCGCGGACGCCTGCGTCGAATGGGGCGCCAACCCGACGGCGTCCGCCGACGGCACGGCCGGGCGCCACATGGGCGACGGCAACCCGGAATATTTCAACATCGAAGCGGGCCACCGGCTCGCTTGCATCCAGGCGGCGTGACATGACGACACTCGGCACCTTGAAGATGAGCAACCCGCCGCCCAAGGAGATCAGCGGCGTGGCGGAACAGGCCATCACCCTTCTCGGTCTCGCGGCCAAGGACAAGCAGGAAGCGCTGGAACCGCTGTTCACCGAGCTCAAGGCGATGGCGGAGAACAACCAGGCCCTGCTCGAGGCCGCGGCGGCCAAGATCAAGGAGATGAACCTCCTGTACGAGAACGTGCAGGCCGGCGCCGCCAAGCTGGACGCGGACAGGCGCACATTCGCCGCGGAACAGGCGGCCAAGGCCAAGGACACCGCCGACCGGGAACGGGCCGTGGCCGAGCGCGAGGCCGCCGCCAGCGTGCGGGAGAACGCCCATGCCAGAGCCGTCGCGGATACGGAGGCGGCGCACAAGCTGGTTGCGGCCGACCTTGCCCGCCGCGAGGACGAACTCTCGGAAATGCGCACGGCCACGGTCGAATTGCAGGGCCGGTTGTCGGCGCGTGAGGCGGCCGCCAACGCGAAGGACGCCGCGGCCAAGACCCTGATCACGACGCTGCGCAACATCGTCAACAAGCCGGAATACGACGTCTGATGGCCGAGATGGTCAAGGAGATCATGCGCCGGGCCGAGACCGCCAAGGCCCGCCGCAACCTGTTCGACCAGCACTATGAGGACCTGGCCCGCGTCTTCGCGCCGCGCCAGCAGGGGTTCGTCACCACGTTTCCCGAGGGCGAGCAGCGTAACGACGACATCTACGACGGCTCGGCCATGCAGGCGGCACGCGGCCTGGCCAACGCCATCGGCTCCATCATCCGGCCCGACGGCGGCGACCCGTGGGTGCGGATGCGCGCGGCGGACGACGACATCGACAACATGGAGGAAGCCCAGGACTGGCTGGAGGATGCCACCCACCGGCTGATGGGCGCCATCTCGAACCCGAAGTCGCGGTCGCGCCACGCCCTGGGCGAAACCGACTTCTCGCTGGTGGTGTTCGGCGAGGCGCCGCTGTTCATCGACCAGTCGGTGGGCGGCCGGCACCTCATTTTTCAGGCGACGCCGCTGCGCCGGACCTTCGTCATCTTCGACGAATACGGCGCCCCGCACGGGGTGTTCTTCTACCGCAACCTGACGCTGTCCCAGGCCAAGGAGAAATTCGGCGCCGAGGCGCTGTCCCAGACCTCGCAGAAGAAGCTGAGCGAGGGCGCCAAGAACCTCGACGACAAGGTCGAGTTCCTGCACGCGATCCTGCCGCGCAAGGAAGGCTTCGCCGGCGCGCTGTTCGCCCGCAACCTGCCGATCGCCGACCTGTGGATCGAGACCGGTGAGGAGCACATCGTCCAGCGTGGCGGCTACCACGAATTCCCCTTCGTGGTGCCGCGATGGGACACGACCTCGGGCGAGGACCACGGCCGCGGCCCAGGCATGATCGCCCTGCCCGACGGCAACACGCTGCAGGCCATGGGCGAGACCATCCTGGTGGCGGGGCAGCGGGCGGCGGACCCGGCCCTGATGATCCCGAACGACGGCATCATCGACATCATGAACACGCTGCCCGGCGGGCTGAGCTACTACGACGTCGAGATCGCCAAGATGGTCGGCGGCAACCCGATCTTCCCGCTCGACACCAAGATGAACCTGCCCATTACACTGGAGATGCAGCAGGACCGCCGCGAGCTGGTGTTCAACGCCTTCTTCCGCCATGTCCTCAACCTGCCCATCGACCGCCACAACATGACGGCGACCGAGGTCATGCAGCGGAAAGAGGAGTTCATCCGCGAGATCGGCCCGGTGTTCGGCCGCCTGGAGACCGACTACACGGCGCCGATGGTCGAGCGCTGCTTCAACATCATGCTGCGGGCCGAAGCCTTCAAGCCGGTGCCCGACGTGCTGGCCGGCCGCCGCGTGGTGTTCGAGTACGAGTCCCCGATCAAGCGCATCCGCGAGGAGATCCAGTCGATGCAGGCCCAGGAATGGGTGGTCGAGATGCTGAAACTCGCCGAGGCCAAGCCCGAGGCCGCCGACCTCGTCAACATGGAGGAATACGGCCGCCTGTCCGCGCGGGCCAAGGGCGTGCCGACCGATATCATCAACGACCGGGAGACGACAGCCGCCGCCGCCCAGGGCCGCGCCCAGGCGCAGCAGCAGATGGCGCAGGTCGCCCAGGCCCAGCAGGTGGCGGAAGTCGCCGACCAGGGCGCCGGCGCCATGCAGAAGATGATGCAACAACCCGCCGCGGCGAACGCGGCATAACCACGAGGAGACGACCATGTTACAACCGACCATGAACACGCCGCAGGGCGTGCCGGAAAAGAGCATCGAGAAGCCTGTTTCCGTTTCGCAGGAAACCCTGCGCCGGCTATCCGAGCTGGCCACTGCGTTCGAACAGCTGGAAGGTCGGCTCGCCGATATCAACGACCGGGCATTTGGCCCCCAGCCGCGCGAAGCCATTGGCGACTCCGGTGGC